AATGCGGTCCGTCGCAATTTTTTCGGATGACGCGATTTGCTTCTCAAGCTCTTTGATGCGCTGCTTGCGGTCCCTGCGCGCCTCGCGCGACTGCTGCTCGCGGGTCTTGCCAGACTCGCTAGCAACAAATGTGCGCTGCTTGTCGGCTTCGCCTGCTTGGAACGTCCGCTGCTTGTCAGCTTCGCCGCCCTCAAACGCTTGCGCTGACCCCTGTCGGCGATCTAGACCCGCCTGCTCAACGCCTTGCATCTTTTCTCTCGATGCAATCTCCATGCTCAGCATCGTGCCTCGCTGAGCGATTTCCTGCCTCTTTAGGCGCAGGCCCTGACGCTCGAGATCAAGCCCAACGCGCTTAAGCTCCTGATCTTCCTTGGCAAACTTCTCTGCGACCTGCTGCCGACGACGCTCTTCAATGGCGTCAGCAACTCCAGCCACAGGACTGCCGCGCCCTGCCTCAACGTGCGCTACAAACAGCCTTGCCATCAGTCGTCATCTCCGTCGAAGAAGCCGCCGCCAATCATGGAGCCCAGTTTCGCAAAATCGCCCGTGCTGCTTTCCGGCATTTCGCGAAGAATCATCGGGTACTCTTGGTTGCGGTACACGTCGGCTCGCGCTTTGCCATACTCGTACCCCATCTGCTGCGTCTGGAAGGTTGCGTCGGCAATCGCTGCGCGCTGGCCGCGCATAGCAACGCTGCCCGACATACCGCGATCCATAGCGGCCTGTGTCGCCATAGCCATGTTTTGCGTCGCTAGCCGCTGCCCCAAAGCTGCCAAGTCCTGCTGGCTGCGGGTCAGCTCCCCAAGCTCAGCATCGCGCATCTGAGCCTGGAACTCTAGGGCTTTCTGCTGTTGCGCAGCGTTGTACGCCTCAACTGCACGACGCCCACGGCTGTCCCTACTGTCGCCAAAAAGGCCGCCTGCAAGGCCGCCAACGATGCTCCCCCAACCCATGTCTAGCTCCTGTGTCGATGTATGTTGTGATCGTTGTAGATAAGTTCAGCGGCAAAGAGGCCGGGCTGGCCTGATGCGGGCGCTGACACCGCATCGCAAGTCACGCGCACAGTCAGGTGCGTATACGACAGATCGGGCACGTTGATACTCACAGTCTCGAGGCCCGCTACGTTGTCGAAGACGAGGTCTGACTTGAACGTCGTCGTTTGGTCTGGCGTCGTCGTTTGAGTTGCCCCGTCCTTGCGCCACCAAACATCGACGGTAAACGTGCTGCTGTTCAGGCGCCCGCCGACAGGCCACAACAGCAGCGACAAGCGCACGTCAGCGCCGTTATTCATGGCGGCGGGGCGGCGCAGCGTCCAGCTCACGGCCTCTGTTGCAGCCATCTGATAACCGTGACTGCCGTTGTCCTCAACGGCAGTCGGCACTTTGTGAGTCACGCCAGAGCCGGCAATCGGTAGCTCGACGGCATTGAGCTGATCGCCAATGTGCTTAATCTCGATGCTGCCGTCAGAGCCGCGCTGCATTTGCACGCGGCTGTAAACATCAAGCGTGCGCATACCCCGCCCCGATGCCCGCCGCTCGCGCGCTGAAGCGCTACGAATGCGTTGCGCGCCCTGAGGCGGGCGAGCCAGCAGCTGCTGTTGCCTTTGCCGTCGGGAGAACTGGCTCATCGACGCAGATCGCCTCCGTAGTCCTGCTTGGCGTACCCGCCTTCCCACGCCCAGCACTCGTCGGGTGACGCGTTACGCAAGCGCATAAACAGGTGATCACCGCTGATGCGCACAAGGCGTCGATCGTTACGACCGGGCTGCAGCGTGCCGCGCGCGACGGCATCGCCCAAGTTCTCGGGCTCATCAGTCGAGAAGAACTCGTAGTTGCAGCCGTTGCCGGTGGGCGACAACACGGCGCCAAACTCGGTCAGCTGCGTAGCCCCCTGATATGGCGTGTTAACCATAGGGCCAATCGTGACGTAGCTGTCGATGGCAACGTTGGTGCTGTTAGTTTTCTCGTCGCTGCGCGCAATGCTTGACACGCTGTCGGGCAAGCAACGAATGCGTCCATCTTCGCCCCCCAGCAGCAGCACGCGATCTTGCGGCAGGTCGCCGTTAGCGCGCCGCAGGCACGTCGGCTGAATGAGGTCCGTAGACGCGATACCGAAACGGTCCTTATGCCAAGACTGAGTGGGCACCTCGTAGAACCAATGATCGATCAGCGCCCCGCCGCCACCCTTGGGCACCTGCATGATGTGCACGCCTTCGTCGACTGGGTTCCATGCTAGCTCGACTCGATAGCTCGTAAAGTCAATGCTGCGCAGCTGGTACTCAACGCTATTGAGGCTAACGCGCACAGGCCGACTTTGCGGCTGCATAAAGTACAAACCGCCATCGGACCCGAAAAACCACAAGTTGCCTTCAGGGTCCTTGCACCACGCGTGGCCGAACGCAACGCCCGTCTGGTCGCTAATGAGATCGAAAAAGCTGTTAGCCGCAAGCGGGTCGCCAGCCAGAGCCCACAGCGTTGAATCGCCACCAAACAGCAATAGGTCGTCCGTCCACGGGATAACCGCGTTGATGGCGTCGGGCACCTGCCCGGCTTGACTAGTAGACGACGAGACAGCGTCGATGACCGTAGGCACGTCTGGCACAAAGTCCCAGTTGGTCGGATCGCCAACCTTGCTCATGTGCCAGGTGCCCGGAAAAGGCGCCTCACGGGCAATCACCAGCCGATCGCGCCAGTAGCTAATCAGTTGACAGAACTGTGGAATAGATCCAGCGGACGCAACTAGCTCTTCAACATCACCATTGGCGCCTTTGACCGGGTTAAACGCCCAATACTTAATGCCGTCGGTGTAGTAAGCACGCTCGAACCCGACGGCTGAGTCGACGTAGCCGTTGGTGTCAAACACCGCGTTGTTAGTCGGCGCTGTGTACCCAGAGGCGGTGTGCTGCTTGAGGGTGTCGCCTGCTACCGCCGCGACGTACACCGTTCGACCCGTGCCGTTGAGGCCGGTGTCGTAATCGAGTGTGCGATAAGCAGCCATGGCGCCCATGACCTCGTTGCTAATGCCAACGCCCGTTTCGAAGCCTTCGCCAAAACGAGAAGGCAGCACATTTTGGCTGCGATCGATGGTCGTGTCTGTGCTGCCCGTGTCGTCAAGCTTGAACGCCGTCGAAGTTGTAGCGTAGTCGTACGGCACAACCAGCAGTCCTTTAGCTCCGCCAAAGTTGTAGGCATCGCCGCGCGGGGCAAAATAAGTGTTGCCCGTCTTGTCAACGTGAATTGTTTGTTCGCGCAACTGAGTAGCCGTCATGCCGCCCAGGTCATAGCTCCACGCCTCGGTAGGTTGCGTGTCGCCAGGGGCTGCATGCATTCGCATGTTGGGCGTTGCGGTTGCGTTGGTGAAGACGGTTTGCGCTGCGTCAGTCCGATCAGTCCAGGTGCCGTTAACCTGAACATAGCTAGTAGAGGTCAGCGTAGTGCGCACATCCGGGTGCGTGATCGTAAGCTCGCCGGTTGACGTACCGCTTGGCCAATCAGGCGTAACGCGCGCAATCACGGAATTAGGCGCACAGGCGCTGTATAGCGGATTGCTCGAGCTGCCGTAGGTGGTGTCTTTGATGTACCACACGGCCATGACGTAGCAAGCGTCAATCAGGCCAGCCCACTCGGCAACAGTATTGACGGAGGCGCTGACGCTGCCCAACGAAACAGTAACGGTGCAAGAGGTGGCCGTAGCCGTCACGCGAACAGGGAAACCGCTACTTACATGACCGCTCACAAACTCGATGGTCAGAGTGCAAATTGTGCCATCGGACTCTCGCGGTCCCGCGACGACCAAAGAATCGCCCGCAGTTGGCGAGCCGGTAATAGTCAACGTTTGTGTCGTGGCGGCATCCCAGCGCGTGTTGCCAATGCTGCTAAACAAAGCAACGCCAGAACTTGCAGCGTCCGGCACCGGTTGACAGCCTGAGCCCGTGCCGAGGAGTGCGCGCGTGTCGCCAATGTAGCTCCGACTGGCTGCGACGTTCCAGTTGGTGTCGTCCTCTGGGCGAAAGTTAAACGCCGTGACGCCCTGGCCGAAGGTTGTCATCGGAACTAGCGCCGTGCTGTCAAGGTCGTGCACAGCTGTGTACCCCCAGCGCTCATTGCTAATGCTAACGCACAGCAAGCTGCCCGATGCGTTGCGAGAGGTGCTGAGGCGACCGACAGCTCGATAGCCCGGATTCTTCCAATAACACGCTGAGGGCGGCGCGAACCTACTGTCGCCAGCGACATGCGAGCCGTCAAAATGATCAGCTAGGCTGCCGTCCTGCCAACGAGCGTCGTGAACGTGTATCTCCGATAGCGTAATCGTGCCGACTTGCGTGTAGTCGATCACCTCGACAAGTTTGTATTGGCACGCGACATCTGAACTGCTTTCGGTGCGTGGCGTCCCCGCTGGAACATCCGACACATCGAGGTCGTCGCGCTTAACAAGCAAAATGTACAGCTTGCCATTGAGCAGAACCATGTCGTGGATCTGCGAGCCAGTTTCCGTTGAGATGTTGTGCTGGTCTACCAGAAACGGTTCCGGTTCAGAGTACAGGTCATAGACGAATAGCTGGATGCCCCTCGCGAATAGGAGGTAACCCAAGTCGTCAGGAAACGCAACGCGTGGTACATAGTCGGGTCCATCACTAGCAACAATGCTGGCGGTTTTGACTATTTGCATGTCCTCGTTGTAGACATGCATTATGCCGAATCCAACAGCCTCGGTGTATACGCAGAACTCGCCTGACGAATTGGATCGCAAGACGCGCTCTTGATCAAAAAAACTGTTGATTTCGGTGCCTTCGTGCTCAACAGCTAGCGCTGTGCGCACACTTGAGCTGTCGCCCGTGTTGGCGCTGACCGGAATGACCGCGATGTTGCGGATCTTTTCGGTGCTGTTAAGCTGATCTTCGTTGTCGCGAAAGATCGACATCCCAGCGCGTTGTGCGCCGCGGAACCTGCCCGTGCGAGGGTCGCGCGTGCGCATGTTGCGCTCATCCCGAGAGGTCAACTCCTCCTGGAATGCATACCCGTACGTTTCACTAAGGCCCTTGGCCGGGTACGGGATGTAGATGTCTTCGCTTGCCATCAGGACGGGCCTGCAGTCGAGTTGAAGTTGTAGAGGTGATCGTAACCGCGCCGTACAGTCATGGCTGCGCCGTTGCGCATCGAACCGATGTGCGCCGTGTCAGTCTTGTCGCGCTCAGCCGCGGCCTTAAACGACGCGCCCTGACGAATGCTCATCAGCCGCGTGTCCACGTCTGCCTCCGACTCGCGCTCATAACCACGAGCAATCGCTCGCACAAGCTGCAGGTACAGCGACTCGCACCATTGCGGCACCGCCACTAGCTGGTTGTCGCTTTCCAGCGCCTGCCACCCGCGCCGGTAGTACACCATGATGCGGTTGTCGTCGCTGACTGACGGCGTCGGCCACATTTCAAGCCGCGCTCGCACAGGGCCTAGGTTAACACCCGTATCGTGCTGCGTTGCTGTAATTGCTGCGGGGACCGTCACGGTCTGGCTGTTGCCGCGCTCGCCCTCCTTCTGATGCGTTAGCGTGACAGTCGCGTTGTTGACGGTAGCCCTCAAGAACAGGCCCGGCGCATCGTTAATGACCTTGGCCAGCGTTGTTGCGCTGTCTGCTGCCGTGGCTCCGATTTGCATGTAACGCGTTGTGGCGTCATCGTCATCGGTCGCTGCTACGGTCGTCTTGAAGTTGATCGTGACGCTAGGGTTGTAAGCGTCACTAATCGTCATGCTAGTCCCATTGACCAGGGCCCCAACCACTAGCGTCGTGCTCGCAGCAGCGCCTCGCGGGGCGTAAACAACAGCCGCGTGATACTCGAATGACGGCGCAGTTGCCAGGGCGCGCAACTCCAGCAAATGCGCCTGCGTGGTCATCCGAATGCCGGCGCTCAGGCCATTTTCCAATTGCAGCGCCATGATTTCGCGAAAGTCATCCGGCAGCCACACATAGTCTTGGTCCTTGGTAAGCGGCAGCGTTTGCTGAGCGCCCTCAAGCCAAGTCCAATGGTGCATGTTGCACAGGTACTCCCCCGCATCGTTGAGAATGCGGTAGGCGCCAATGCTCGGCACATCTACAGACGCCAGCGTGTGCCTAATGTGTGCAACGGCGTCTGAAGCAAGCAGAGTCATCAGGACCAGCTGCCGTCAGAGTTTTGCGCGCCGATCGCCAGCACCTCTAGCGATGTATTGGCAGATCCGCTAGCGCCGCTCACGTCTAGCTTGATGCGAGGGTAAGTGCCATCGTTTGCCTGAACCTCCAGCGGGCATTTATACAAAAGTGCCGCGGACGCCGCGGTAATGACAACGCCTAGGTGGCACAGCGTGACGGAGTCGCTTGCGTTTAGTTCCAGCTCGACCGTCATAAGAGCGCCCGTACCTCCCATCTCTTTGACCGACACCCACAGCCCTTTAGTGCCTACCGGCAGCGCAGGCGTGTTGTCGGTCCCAGAGGCTGTCGTCACCGTCAGGGTGTCGTGGTAAACGTTGATGTTGTCGGTGTCGACGGTGATGACGCCATCGACGTTGACCAGCGGAGAGTTAGAGTAAGCCATGACGGTCCAAGTGTGGGTCAGGGACTGAAACGCCCCAGGGTTGACAATGTTGCCGGTTCGGGTTTGGCCGGTGATGTCCTCACGCGGCACGTTAGAGTTGACATCCGGCCCAACGCCCACAAGGCGCGCGTCGTTGCCGTCAGCCGTAACAAGCTTGTAGGTTTGTGTGCTGTAGATAACGTTGTTGCCGTCGCTCGCAACGGTGGGGTCGACGCCAACGTCCCAGGTTTGACCGCCTGCCAGCTCATCAGTCGCAAACGGGTTGGTCGCACCGCCGACATTGTTAGTGCCGGTTTGGGTCAGGGTCCCTGAGTGCGCTGAGCTGTTGTAAAAGTAAGACCGCAGGCTGAACACAAGGTTGTTAGTAAGCTCAAGAACAATGTCGGTGCTTGAGCTGCTGCCAACAATGATGGCGTGGGACTCCGTGTCGAAGGTGTTGTTGATAATCTTGTAGTGCGCCTCAGCCCGAGTGCCACGAACATCTACGCCGCGCGAAGACTCCGTGACACAAAGATTGTTTTGCACGAAGACCGGCGCTGCCGCGCTACCACCTTGGTCCAAGACAATACAGTTGCCGATAATGGCTCGCATCGCGCAGCCGTCTACGACAACCCCGACGGCAGTCACGTCGTTGACGTTGACGCAATTGCTAGTGGTGGCAGTAAAGGACAGGCCCTGAACCCGCGTGTACTTGTCGTTGATGGTACACACCAGGGATCCCGCGTCGCGGGTGATAAGAGCGCCGCTGTCAATGTGCCCACGCCGGACGCCTTCGGCGGCGCGATACGTCACATTCCGAGTTTCGTCGGCGTTGATGCCTGAGGTTCTAATTTGCCAATAGCCGTCGTATTTGCCGGTGTCGATCTCAAAGACGATGGCAACATCTAGCGCAACCAAGTCGGTGCCGCCCGCAATGGTGGCAACGTCAGCCTCTGCGAGCTGCGGCGTAGCATAGTCGCCGCCGCTGGGCTTAATCGTCTTCGTGATAACCGTGACCATCAGACACCCGCCTTGTCGGTGCGTAGGGCCACGATCTCGGCCCAGGTCTTGGTAATGGTGGGGGCGCCGGGATCATCGTGCGCCACCCATGTAAGGTTTGCCGCGTCAGCCAGCGTGACCTGATACCGGCGCTTGCCTAGGATCTCGCGCCCCGCGTCAGGGTCCTGCGGGTCAATCAGATCGCCCTCCCACGGGTCCATGAGCGCTCGCACGTCGGGGTCCGTGTGATCCTTGTCGGAGCAATAGACAAACGCGAAGCCGCTGTCCTGCGGCACCACGGCGTTGCCCGGGAACAGGTGCCCGTCTAGCACTTGGACAACATCGTTATCCGTATACGACAGCCCGCCGCTGGGGGCCGCTGTGATAATGAGGGCGTGGGCCATGTCGTAGTTGGGGGTGTGGCGCGGGAGCCGGAGCCCCCGCGCCGTTGTCAGCCTAGATCAGGCGTCCTGGTTGCCCGAGAAGCCGTTGAGGCCGTCGAACAGGACCTTCTTGACGTCGCCGTCACCGCCAGCCTCAAGGGCGTAGCCGATGACCTTCTCGCCGTTGGCGGCCACATCCAGCGCAAGGCTGGCAGCCGTAGCGGCGAGAGCGTCACCAACTGCGGTGCCAGCACCGTCGTACTCGGCGTCAACGATGCCGGAGAGGGCGAACTTGCCCTCAGCGCCGATGGCGACATCCTCAAGCGCGCACACGAAGATGCCGCACTTGATGTCGTCAACGCCATCAGCACCAGTACCGGGGGCGGCAGTCGTGTCGAACACCACCACGGTTCCCTCGGGGCTGAGGTCCGTGATGGTCCGCGACACGGCCACGACCTGACCCTTGGTGATGGCCGCATGAGCCTTCAGGGTGACGGTGTGGGTGCGAATGTCGATGCCCTTCGCGCCGGGCTTGGCGATTCCGAAGAAACTAGCCATTGTGTTTACCTCCTAGGGATCAGAAGCCAGAGATGGCGCCGGACGGGTAGACAATGCCCTGACGCTGACGCGACCGGCAAACGAAGTTGTACCAGCTGTCCACCGGAACGATGGTGGTGAAAGGCTGGTTCGGGTGGCGCATCGACGGGTGCTGGTACATGTACCGCGTCGTGTGGAAAACGAACTTGAGGTAGTTCGCGTTAATGAAGTAGTAGCGACCGCCAGTAGCGGTAGCACTCGTTTCACTTCCGGTGCCAGGGTAGCCCGCGTACTCGTCCAGCTTAGGCGCGTACACAAGGTCGATACCAGCGTACTTGGGTTGCATGTACGCAGGGTCTTGACGCGAGGCGGTGACGAACGTGTCCTGCGACGCACGCAGCAGCTGCTGGTAGGCAGTCTGGCCGCGCTTGGAGCAGGCAATGAACATCGCGTTCAGCGACGGGTCATCGAAGTACTCCTGATGCGACGGGGGCGGCACGAACTGCACGTCCAGGAACATGTTGTCGAACGCGCGAATCAGGTTGCCCGCGTCGTCCGGCGTCAGGTTCGCGTAGGTCTGCGTTTGCGGCTGCCACTTAGAGTACGTGGCCGCGCTCAGACCCTGAAGGTCGTTGCTGCTCGAGTTCCAGTAGACGCCGTTGGTTTCCTCGTTGATGAACGCCGGGAGGCTGTACGGCTTGGTGCCGTTCGTGTCCTCCATGTCGGTTTTGCTGGGGACCTCAAACAGAGCGTCCTCCATGCCGTTCATGATCGAGGTCCAGAGTCGCTGCTCTTTGATGCGCTTCAGCCGCTTGTAGGCGGTGTGGCGCGCAGAGCGACCCAGGCCGGTGCCGACGTTGAGTTCAACTTCAGCATCGGTGTAGGCCATGTGGTCCACACAGAAGCGCCAGTTGATCTCCCAGTTCTCGACGACCTGGGGGTTTTCCCAGGTGAAGGTCTGGTTCGGCTCGTAGTACTGGAAGGTGCTCTCCTCATCGAACAGGATGGTGTCCTTGATGGACGAACCGCCCTGCACGGTTTCAGAGGGTCCCTTGCCCCGAAGAAAGCGGCGAAGAAGGTAGTTGTTCTTGCACGCCTCGTTAACAACGTCCTCGGCGCTCGTCAGGTACGACGGGCCGGTCGTGTCGATGAAGTCAGTAAAAGTCGAAAGTGCAGAAGCCATCTCTTACTCCTTTGAGATGCCCTAGCGGCCAGTCAGCCTGCGTGCGCGCTCCCGTGCATCTGGAGCACCACTTTCCAGAATCGCGAGGATTTCGTCCTCAAGCTGGGAAGGGTCCTTTTCGGGCACGGGCACAACGCCGTCAGAACGTGACGGGACGCCATTAGATCGGTAAGTACGAACAGTATCTTTGGCCTCTTGGGCCTGTTGGCGCAGCTCCTCGCGGAACTCAAACGCAATAGCGTCCTCCATGAGCGCCCGCATGTCGCTGACGCCCTGTTCTTCCGCAAGCTTAGTCATTCGACCGACGACGCGGCCAAAGCCCTCGCTATTGGGATCGGACACTTGCGGATATTGCTCGACAAGCTGTTGCCGTGTCGCTTCAACTTGCTGTCGCGCCATCCACTCCTGCATCCCTGCAAGCTGTTGCTTGAAGGGCTCGACCACAGCTGCGTAAGAAGCAGCCAGCAGGCTCGTGCTTTCATCGTCTAGATCGACAGCCTCAGCAAACATTCGAGCGGCGTTTTGAAGGTGATCGTCGGTGACATCCTTCGGGGTGGCCTCTGCAACTGCGGGCTCCTCGGGTTGCTGACGACTCTCCTCATCCGCTTCACTTGGCTGCGGCTGCTTAGCCTCAGAAAGCTTTCGGTCAACGTCCGTCTGCACCTTCTTGCGATGGGCAGCCAGACGGGCAATGGCCTCGTCGCTAAGCGCGGCTAGGTCATCTTTCGAAAACCCATCGCGCCGCAGGACGCTCCAGGCCTCTTCAATGTCTCCCGTGTCGGAGACTTGCTCGGTTTCAGCAGCAGGCGCAGCCTCTGCAGCTGCCTCTTCTGCCGCCGGAGCCTGCGGTGCAGGCTGTTCATCGTCAGGGTCATCCCCGTCGATTTGCATGAGGACTGCATCCTCGCGCTCATCGGCAAGTTGTTCAGCTGTCGCCTGGGGCGCAGCGGTCGTCTCGGGGGCCTGCTCAGGCTGGGGAGTGGTTTCAGTCATCAGAGTTCGTCGTATTCGATGGTGATGCCCTCTTTGTCACGCGCACGGGCCATGCTGTTCTCAATTTCGCGCCGGTTGGTGAACACCGGGCGTCCCTTGCTATCGAACTGGCCCTTGTGATGCTTCCAGTTGCGAGGCAGCTGGTTGCTGGCAAAGTTCGGCGTCTTCTTGACGATGATGTTGAAGCGTTTGCTCATTTCTTCCTCCTGGTTTTGCGCGCCTTGCCGGGGCTGATGCGCGCAGATCGTGTTGCTTTGCGGGCTGCGGGCGTGTTCTTGGCTACTTGCTTGCCCGCTCTGGTTGCCTTTCGCTTGGCAGCGGTGGTTGCAGCATACTGACTGCTGCTTAGCTTTTTAATGGCCGCCGACGGCATGTAGCGCTCGCCTGTCGCCTTAGTCCCCTGGGTCGAAGGCTTACCAGATTTGGTACGCCATTTCTCCTTAGTCCAGTTCTTCAGGCTGCGCTGCGGCTTCTTCAATCGCGGTAGCCTCCTCCGGCCTGCTTGTACTGTTGAGCCAGCATCTGAGCCTTGCGTGCCGACCATTGGCCGGGCTTGCCGCCTTTGCCGCCAGCCTTGATGCGCTCAAACAGACGCTTCCGCATCGTGGGGCGGGTGTAGTTGCCCGCCTCGTTCACCCGGCTCTTACTTTTCGATTTGGCCATGGAGCTCGTGGTTGCAGTAGGGGCAGCTAGGGTGAAAGGTGCCAGCGGCAATTGCGTCAACGCGAGCAGCGATCAGCACCATCTGTTTGTCGGTGTGCAGCACCGTGGTGAAGATCCATGTGACCATGCCCAGCACCAGGGCGGTCATGATCGTGTTAAGATCAATCTTGATCTGCATTACCACTTAACCCTGTTGGCCCAGTATGCCGCGGACATCTTGCCCTTAGCGATGTTCTTACCGTGGCGCGCTTTGAATGACTTGCGCTTGGCCTTCATGCGATCCGACTCGCCCGGCTTCGGCTTGCCCGCAGTCTTGGCGCCCTTCTCACCAAATCGGATCGTCTTGACCTGATCCCCCTGCTTAGCCACGACGATGTGGCTCTTCTTGGGGTGCCCAGGAGTCCGCTTAGGCTTGTTGTAGCCAGACACGCCTGCGCGCGCGAGGCGCGAGTCTTTCTTCTTAGGTGTTGCCATTACATTGCGGAGTTCATGCCCTGGACGCCTTGCGGCGGCCCGGTCTGCGCCTGCTGCTGCATAGCTTGCAGCATTGCGGCCATTTCTTGCCCGGCCATGGGCACCACTTTCGACGGCGGAGCGCCAGTCGCAACGCCCTTCGGCGCATCCTTGCCCATGCGCGGCTGAAGGCTTTCAGATTGCGCAATGACCGCTGCTTGCCTCTGCATTGACAAGTCTTCGGCTAGCCGTTCCAGCAGCTTGGCGTCAACCAGCTCGACCATGTCGGGCGCATTCATGGCGTTGCCGATTTTGCCGAAGTGGTCCTTCCACGGGTAGTCGGGGAAAGCCTGCATCAACTGCAGACTGTTCAGCAGCATCGTGTGCATCTCCATGGCGCGCTTTTGCGCAAGCCCCTCCGACGCACGCTCCATGCTGTAGGGCTCGATCTCAAGCTCAAGATCCTCAAAGCTGTAGTCAGCCCCTTCGTGTCCTCCGCCCTGGAACACCAGCTCCGTATCAGGCGGCAAGCTCAGCTCTTTCATGGCATCCATGTCCAGAGGGAACTTGATCGTGTCGTCGTGATACATGTAGAAGGCGACACGCGTCAGCACGGAAACCGTCGCGTCCGTGAAGCTCTGCTTGATGAACGCAATACGCGTGTTGGCCGCCTCTGACGCAATGCTGTGCTCTGTAGCGGTGCCGGAACCGCTGACGCTGCCGCGCAACGCCTCGTCCATGCCCAGGACGCGGTCAGCGCGTTGACGGCAGGTTGCAATCCAGTTGGCCTGCTGCTCAGTTTGGCCGCCCAGCACAAACTCTTGGACCAGCGCTTTGCCGTCCTCGAACGGGACGACAGCTACATAGTCGTGCTCGACGTTCTTTACGAGCTGAGCGGTGCGCGGGTCGTTGACGCCGACGATCCGCTTGTGCTTGAGCATGCTCTGGCTGGCCGCCATCACATGATCGTTGAGATCGGTAACTTGAGCCTCGACTGCGCACAGCGGCGACAGGGGGTAGACGCGATCCGGAACTTTGTACGCGCCAAACACCACATACGGGCCCGTTTCCGGGCCGTAGTACGGTCGTGGCTCACGCACGAAAGCGCTCTGGGCGTCGTCGTCGTCGTAGCTGCCCAGCGGTTGATTGCAGCCCAAGGTGTAGATTGTCCCGTGAAAGCCAGACTTGGCTCCGGGGCTGTCATCTAGCTCCACCTCAGGGACGTAGATCTCGTAGCAGTAGACCTCGTTGCGATTGGGCGTGCCCTCGTACCCGTAACCGTGCTTGCGGTTGGGGTCGTCTTGCTGGCCCAGCGACTCAATGGCCTCTGCATTCCAGCCCTGCTCAGGCTGGGCTTTTGCTAGGTCAATCAGGTCCTCTTTGTCCATTCGCCACATGTGCCCCATGAAGCGCGCACTTTCGATGCGCTCAGCTTCCGGGTCAATGAAGAAGCGTCGCGGGGCAATCCGCTCGCAGGCTGGCCAGGCTGGAGTTTCGGACGCTTTGTAGGGCGTGCTGTTTGGGCTCGCGTATTTCTTCTTGTGGTCAGGGCGCACCATGCAAACGCCGTAGCCCAGCAGCATGTCGCTGGCCACCTCGACTAGCATTTTGCGCAGCTTTGCGTCCCGAGCCCAACGGTTCATGCCGTGGCGCAGGGCCTCTGCTACGTCTTGCTGAGTGCCTGGGCGCCTGGAGCTGACCTGCACGCGCGGGTTGTCAAACACTAGCCGGGGCACCATCAACGAGACGTACTCGTAGTAGGTGTTCTCAGGAGAGTACTGGTTGGTGTCGCCAGTTCCGTCGTAGTACGGGCCGTGATACCGCGCGACCTTGTCTTCGTAGCCCTCAAGGTGCTTATCGCGGTAGGTGATAGCCGAGTCAATTTCGGCCATGAGGGCCTGGGGCGTTGTCTTGAGCATTAGCTGTAAACCTCCGCGTGTACGTCGCTGTGCCCGAGAAGGTCGCCAAGGCTGCCGTCGGGGTATTCGGGGATCGAAACCTCCATGCTCATGTCACGGTTCCACATGAACATGGCTGCATAACGCAGGCAGTCCATGGCGTGATCGCTGCATGTGGGGTCGGGGCGCTCTTTGATGGGCGCACCGTCGCGGCTCTTGGCCCACACATAGCTGGGAATCTCTTCCTCTAGGCAAGTCGGCTTCTTTGCGTCAATGCGTGCCTTGTCCTGCACAAGCTGGCTGCCTCTGCAGATGTAAATGCGCGGCCCGTTGTCGACCTTTGAGAGTCCCCATCGCACCATGTCAATGCCGCTGCGAATGGGGTTACGAGCCTTCCGGGCAATACGGTTGCCGTCACGGCCCCGCGCAGATCCTAGCCGGTCGTTGAACAACCGAATGTACTCGGGCTCGCTGGGGTCGCACACGAGAGCGGACAGCGGGTAATCCTCGTTGGCTTCAAGCACTTGCTCGGCCCACCAGTCGCTGTTCTCGCCGGTCTTGTAGATTTCGAGAACGCGGTACATGCGATCATCGTTGACAGCCCAGATCTGCAGGCAGCCAGGGTGGCGCAGGCCTTTATCGTAGGCGCCAAAGTACCACTTGGGCTCGGGCATGTCCTCGAAGTCCACCATGTGAACTGCGGGATCCCAATCCTCGTAGATGATGCCCTCTTCGCTCGCCCATTTGCCTTCGTAGAGGTTGGCGCGACGCGCCCCCGTCAGTTTGGCGAGGATGCCGAGGACGTATGCTTCGCCATTCTTGGTCCATGTGCCCTTCTTGTGGTCGAAGTAGGACGGGTTGTCCTCGTGCCGCGACAGCAGGCGCACCCGCTTGTCTTGCCTGTGGCGATCAGGAACCTCGCGGAACCCCTGCGGGAAGTGCGTGTTCAGCCAATGGAACTCGCCCGCCGGGTTGGTGTCGGCAACCCGCATTTGCCACGGCATTTTGAAGTTGCGATTGGCGCGCGCCAGCCATTCCCAGGTGTCCGCCGTAATCTCGCGGGCCTCAAAGACGGCAATCACGTCATATTGCGTGGAGAACGTCTTAGCGGGCTTGTCCAGACCACCGACCACAATGTGCGAGCCGTTGGGGTAGTGGTAGTTCTGCCGCGTGTTGCGGCTGCTCGTGCCGTGGATAGCGGGATGGTTCTCCCACAGCACGTCTTGCTCGAAGGTGACAAGCACCGATTCGGTCAGGGACTCCCGCGTTTGACGCAGCAGCAGGCAGCGGATGCCCGCATAGCGCTCACACAGGAAGTTGATGTACTCGAGAAGCGCGCGAGTTTTGCCCGTACCGGCAGGCCCCTCCATCAGCAGCTCGTTGGCTTGCAAGTTCCACAGCTCTCGTGCAGCGCCATGCGGCGTGTACTCATGCACGACCTCTGTGACTTGCTCGCTCATACTGACAGCGCGCTCTTGACGTAGAACATTTCGGTCCAGCGAATCGTGCCGTAGGCCGTTGTCTCGAACGCAAACTCGGCCTGGAACCTGCGACCCGCGGTGTACGCTGCGCCGCTTGCGCGAACGCGATAAATGAAGTTGTAGCCCTCGCTGTCGAGCCCGTTCCAGAACCCGTCATTAGTCAGCGCAGAGCTTGACGTGGCCGTTAGCAACACGTCTGACAGGTTGTTGTCAGCCTGATTGCTCTGGAACACTTGCCGCCCGTTAGTGCCGGTGCCCAGGCTGTCCTTGCTGATGTCGTAGATGCGGATCTGGAGGGCGTCGCTGTTGCTGCCTCCGCTGCCTGAAATGTCGGCGCGAGACAAGATGACGTTGTCTGGCCGTCGCACTCGGGCGACAAACCAGATGTCGTTACCTTCAATGACCGTTTCCATAGCGTCTATAGGTGTGGCGGCCCCTGCCAAGCCAGTGCGCAACACACTCCCCAGCGGCTGGCGCGGTTATGAGGAGCCGCCACTTATCGCTGCGCCGCGCCCCACAATCGTGACTTGCGCCACGCGTGAGGCCACGGCATGCCCCGATTGAGCGGTAGAAACGACGATCAACCGCCGTAACCCATACGGGCCCCGCGAACGCGCTTCATCTTGCTCTTCTTGGCAGTCCGAGCGGCGGCGCCACGAGCGCCAGCAGACATGCCGCGCTTACCGGCCTTCTTGCTGGCTTTCTTGCCAGCCTTCTTCATGGCCTTCATAGCCGCTTCTTTCCCCTTCTTCGTGTAGGGGAACTTCTTTCCGTTGACGTTAGGCATATCAGTACGAGTTGAAGGGGACAGGTGTCATTTGACCGTCTTGGCCAAACTGCTCTTGTTGCAGCGCAAGGCGCTGCCGGTACTCCGACAGGGCCATGAGCTTCGAGGCGCGCCGATGGCTGCCGAGGTTCATGTCAGACATGTCGCCCAACCCTCCGAGGATGTCGGTGTTGGCAAAGCCCTGGGTAAGGCCCTGCTTGGCTTGTGCGCGCCGCTGGCTGTACGCGTACTGAGCCATGCGCATACGGTCGGCTTCGTACTGGTCGAGCTTCTCTTGTCGCGCTGCCGCCATGCGCGCGCGTTCTTTGCGCTGCATGAGGACCTGCGACATCATTGGTCGCTGCGCAACAGTTACTGCCTGCCCGATCGTATTGCGAGCGCTAAAGCCAGGGCCCGACGGGCCACCAATGCCGTACAGGCCGCCCCCAGTAGTGCCGGGTGTCAGAACAGAGGCCAAGTTGGCCGCCAGCCCGCTGTAGTCGATCATTGCTCAGGGTCCTCCGGCTCTAGCAGCCGGGGCTCAGCAAAACCGTAGCGCTTGACGTGATGCTCAGTCTCGACGACAGCCTTCTTGACGACGGCCCCGTCGATGCGGTCCCACAGCATCTCGAGGACTTTGTGGTCCCCCATGCGGGCTTTGTGGACCATGCCCATGACGATCTGCTCCAGGTACTCCGGGTTCTCGCGCAAATAACGCTTAAGAGCTGCACCTAGGCTAGGCCCCCGCTTGTGCGGGCGCAAACCACGGTCAAGCTCAGCAGCTGCTGTTGCCGGAGTTTTGCGAGCGGCGCCCATTACTCAGACCAGGGCTCCTCCAGCACGGTGCCTTCGGGCTTGTCCTCTTGAGGCTCTGCGACCGGCTCGTCAGCTTCCGCAGCCTCTGCCTCTTCGACCGCCTCTGCAGCGTCATGGACAGCTGCCGCAGCCAGCTCTTGAGCCTCTTGAGCAAGATCAATTGCAGCCTGTGCCTTGGCCTGGAGCCACATGCGACGGCGCTTCTTGCGCCCGTGGTGGTTGGTCGGAAGATCCATGGCTAGTAGCTTGCCACAAGCGCCCAGCACATGCTAGGGTGGCCGGGCGGTTTGGGGGGGCTTTGCCTTTGTATCTTACTGTGACTATGACTGTCCAGCAAGAACGCACCGCCCGCCTCATGCGTACTCTCTACGGACTTTGGCAGGATCGCGCTGTCGAGGATCCCAGGGTCTACACCACCGGGGACAAGTACAGCCCCCACATGCTGCAGACCGAGGGGGAGCCGCTGCCCAGGCAGACTCTACGGGGCCTTGTAGCCCGCGATTGGCTCTGGATCACCAAAGAGCCGCGTGGGCCCAAAGAGCGCCCCAAGGGCTCCCTGTGGCTCACAGACGAAGGCCAGGACATTGTGCTTGCAATGAGAGAGGCCGAAAGCTGAGCACATGCTGAACTCTGGGAAATTTTTGTAATCCCGATGTATGGGACCCGCTCAGCTGGTGCGGGGGAGAGACACGGGGGGGAGTGATGGGACCCGCTGCCAGACCGAACCGGCAGGTGGGTATGGGGGTGGGGGGTGCGCGGCCACAGACAGGCCCGCTCGCCCGTTGCTGGACTTGAGTTGCGCATGGCGCGTCCACGCGAGGCAGGGAGCTTCCCATGGCCTATGCAAGTGCTAACCACTCGCCCTTCATGCGCATTATGCGATCGCGAAGGGCGTAGAATGGCCAGAAATCACCCCTCCTTACGCGCGCGCGGACACGCGCCGCGGACGCGCCCACACCCACGCGCTGTCTCCGACCGCAGGTGAGGGTGCCGTTCCGGGCTGTTCCGGAGCGGCGCTTGTTTCTCTCGCTGCGCCCGGAGGCGCACACACGATGACCCGACTCACTCTCAAGTCCCTGTCCGCGCGGATCGACGCGCAGGACTCCAAGCTCGACCAGATCCTCGCCGCGATCGCGGGTGACACGCCTGCGGATCCCGCGCCCAAGCGCAAGCGCAAGGCCGAGCCGAAGCCGAAGCCCCAGGCCGCCGATGCGGGCGGTCGCGCGGGATTCCTCGCGCAGCTGTGCGTGGCTGCGGCGGGGTTCAACGACCTGCGAACGCACACGATCCCCGCGTGGGTCGCGAGCGGACGCGTCGACGAGCGCTTGCCCGTCGTCGCCGCGAAGCGGCGCAAGCTCTGGGACGGTCCCAAGGGCCTCGCGGGTCGGCTCGCGGATGCGGGCCTGCTGACCGAGGGCCACGCGCTTGCGGATGCGATGCGCGATGCCTGGGAGGACCTCGATTGGGCGGCCCTGGAGCGTCACGCACTCGAGATCGCGAGCGAGGTGCTCGCGGGTTCCGGGCGCAAGCGCAAGGCGGTCGTGCGAGGCGCGAGCGCGGAGATCGCGAAGCGCAGCAACGGCTACAAGGCTCTCGCGCAGCTGGAGGCCATCGCGGGTTGACCTGCGCGTAGCGGGCCGATCGGTCCCTCGCCCCTCGCGGGTGAGGGACCTTTTTTTTGTCTGCACTTTCCGCCTCGGCGCTCGGCGTCGGGGCTTTTTTCATGCCTAACCCAAACCAAACCATGACCCACAAGACCGAACCCCAGGCCCTTCAGGCCGTCCTCTGGAGTCGCGAGATCCCCGCGCGCCTCCTTGCCAACCCTGACCACGACGAGCGACGCGACCTCCCGTGGCTTCGCGTCGCCGTGATGCCCGTCCGCTCGTGGGAGCGTTGGACCATCAACGAGCGCATCCCGCGCTCCTCGTCGTTGCGTCGCACGAGCGACGGACGCATGGTCCAATGGACCGTTGTTGCCGAGCCTGCATTCGCGCCTTGCACCTGCGAGACGCGCGTCTGGCCCACCGATTCCGCCGAGTGGGAGGACGAGTGATGCGTGCCTCCATCGAACGCGCAATCATCGAGTGCATGTGGCTTGGCTTCATGCTGTTCCTGTTCTTCCTGCTTTGGGCGGTGTGATATGGACCTACTCAAGCTGCAACAGGAGGCCGCCTTGCGTGAGCTGCGTCGTGAGGCAAAGGCCCAAGCCCGCATGCTGTCCTGCCTCATGGTGCTTTGCGCCTTGCAGGCCATCGTGATCCTGGCGTGGATGGTGTTCTCGTGATGCCGTTGCGCCTCAAGCTGTTGGCTCGTCGCCTTGTGCATGAGCATCCCGTTTCCACGAGCAAAGCATATGCATTGTGCCGTGGCTGCACCGTGCTGGAGCTGGAGGGAATCGCACGCATGCTGCGTGACCATCCCGCCTCCAACGTCGTCCGTCGCGTCTTGTCCGAGAGGCGATGGTTCCTTTCCTGAAACCCTAACCCGTATTGCGACATGCAAGACACCACCTTCAATCCCGCAGGCAAGGCCCTCAAAGCCTTGCGTGCAACCCTCATCTACCCCGAACGCAAGATGCTCCACGCCCTGGTGCTGGATGCTCTTGCGTACATCGACTCGCATCACACGACTGCAACGCCGCCGCCTTACAAGCTGCCGCCGTTCAGTCGTGTCGAGTTCATGAAGCTCTCGCACGATAGTGCGAAGGCCCATGCAATCGACCGCCTTGAGCGCCAAGCGGCTGCGATGGGCGGCGCCATCACGCCTGAGCGTGCCGAGGAGATCCTGCGTACGGATCTTCGGCACGAGATGAGCGTGTGGTATACACGAGCTCTGCACATGTTCGAGACTGTCGAGCTTGCAGACATGACCCTCAGGCATCGCCACGCTGCGCCTCCTGAGGCAAGCAACGAGCCGGATCCCCCGGCTCCCGCATCCCCCCTTGACCCCACCAACCTCAACCCCAGCAACTGACATGAACATCCAGTTCGCGCTTCGCATCGACGAAGACCAATCCATCGAGCCCGAGGGCATCACGCCCAACGACCCCGACGAGGGGTTCACGCTTGCCGAGTGCTACGAGCATCTCGGTTGCGACACCATCGACGTTGTGCCGTTCACTCCGCCCCTTCCGGGCAACCCTGAGTGGATTGCCATCATCGACGACAACGGACGCATCAACGGGCGAGGGTTCAACCTTGCAGCCTCGTTCATGTCCAATGTGGAACTGTACGGCACCGTCATCCTTTGCCCGTCGGGGTGGCTCAAATGAGCGACGACATCAAGCCCGACGACCCCGGCAGGTGGGCCGACTCCTGCATGGCGTACATCGGAGTGTGTGCCGCCATCGTGGACGATGTGTTCCCGTCGTACTTTGACCAGCACCGCATGCACAAGGGCAACATCCAAGATGACGCCCGTAGCAAGCTGGTCGATCGCATCTTGCAGCAGCTGCACTCCCCGCAGCGTGCCGTTGGTGTGATCCTCACGGCGACTCCCGAGGAGTACGCCAAAGCATGGGCCCTTGCCGTGATGCAGGGCGAAACCATGGATTCCGATGCTGGCAGTCCCGAGCGCATGCTCGCTGCCTTGCGTGACGTTGACGCCTTCGCTGATCG